GCGCTTGAATTGCGCGATGCATTGCAAGAAGATCGCCTTGGCAAGTCTGCAAAGGATCGTTTGGCATCTGACGTAAACACAGCAGTTCGTGACGTTGCATCCTTGCAGGGTACGCTTGTTGTGGCCGTATCAACGGCGGCTGGCAACTATGACGACATCGCACTGTGTGAAGCGCTGATGGACGAGCAGGGCATCATGCCCGGTGATCGCTCCATGTTGCTTAACCCGCGTGACTATGTTGGCATGGCTGGCAATCTTGCAGCACGTACGAACATGGTTGGTAAGCCGACGACAGCTTACGAAAAATCATTTGTTGGTGATGTTGCGAACTTTGACACGTTCAAAACAGGCGGCGGCAAGATGATCACGGCTGCGGCAGGTTCATCCCTGACTGTTGCGACTAACGGTGCTCAGGTGCAGTTTGTTCCTGCGGCTCGCTCTGGCAGCGCAAACGTGGACAACCGTACGCAATCCGTTACTGTGTCCTCAAGCACGGGCATGGCTGCGGGCGACTGCTTTACGATTGCGGGCATCAATGCGGTGCATCACATCACGAAAGAAAACACGTCGCAGCTTAAGACGTTCCGCGTCATGTCAGTGACAAACGGCACAACCGTTGTGATTTCTCCGCCTATGATCGGTGCAAATCAAGGTTCGCCAACCGACGCAGAACTTGCGTACAAAAACATCGAAGTCGTCAGCACATCTGCAACGGCTGCTATCGTGTTCTTGAACAGCGTCAGCGCACAGGCGAATCCGTTTTGGTCACGCGAAAGCATCGAAATCCTGCCCGCAGGATATGCGATCGGTACTGGCGCAGGGCTTGACGTGATCAAAGGTACTACTGATCAGGGTATCGAAATGGTGATGACCAAGAGCATGTCAAACACCCTTGTGCAGGAATACACGCTTGATGCGCGTTGGGGCGTTGTAAACTGCAACCCCGAAATGAACGGCATTCTCTTGTTCGGTCAGTCATAATTGAACCGGGGCGGCTTAGGTCGCCCCCTTTCACTCAGGGAAAATCAGCATGAAACTATATTCCAAGGTAAACGGTCAGACTGTTTCAAGGTCTGTAAGCGCGGATCAGGTCAAGGCGCATCTAAAGCGCGGGTGGACTGTTGAAGAACCGAAGCGCAAGAAATTAAAGTTGGGAAAATAGATGGCATGGTCTAAGCTAAATATCATCGACGCGGCTTTAGCTGAGATTGGCTTAGGCGGCTATGTATTTGATGCAACCGCGCAAGAAAAGCAAGACTTCCTGTCACGGCTTGATGCAATGATGGCAAGTTGGACTGATGACGGAATCGTAACAGGTTACGTTGTCGAGGATAATCCGGCGGCTGACACGATTACAGGCAGCAGCAACATCACAGCAAAATACACTCGCGGCGTGGTTCTAAATTTGGCCGTTGAGATGGCGCCGGGCTACGGTAAGCAGGTAATGCAACAGACGTTGTTCGCCGCGCGCAATTCGTACAGCCAAGCGCTGCGTATTACTACGCCACCTATCAAGAGCGTCAACACAACAGCGGTTCCAGCGGGCGCGGGCCATAACTATGCATCGCCGCAGGTTTGGACATTGCCGGGGGTAGATGAATGACGCAAATCCCTATCGTCGCGGGCGTTTACGCTGACACATCACCAGACTTTCGCACACAGTACCCGGTCAACCTTACGGTCATTCCAAAGCCCACGGGCATTTCTGACGGATACTTGCGCATAGCCGATGGGATTGTATCGAACGGCACAGGCCCAGGCGTTACGCGCGGCGGCATTGAATGGAACAGCATTGAATATCGCGTGATGGGAACCAAGCTTGTGTCGGTTACGTCCGATGGTGTGACGACGACGCTTGGCGACGTTGGTGGCGCTGGCGATGTATCGATGACGTATAGTTTCGACTATCTCGCCATAGCCTCGGGGCTGAATTTGTTTCTCTACAACGGCACGACATTGGTGCAAGTCACTGACGCGGATCTTGGCAATGTCTTGGACGTTGTTTGGATCGGCGGCTATTTTATGACGACAGATGGCACAAGCCTCGTTGTTACAGAGTTAAACGATCCGTTTAGCGTCAACCCGCTCAAGTATGGTTCATCTGAGGTTGACCCTGATCCGGTCGTCGGCTTAATTTCCATGCGCAACGAAGTTTATGCGATCAACCGAAATACAATTGAAGTTTTCCGAAATATCGGCGGCGATTTATTCCCGTTCCAACGTGTGACCGGTGGGCAGATCGAGCGCGGCGCTGTTGGCACGCATTGCGCGGTTGCGTACCTTGGGCGCATTGCTTTCATGGGCGGCAATCGCAACGAAGCTGTGTCAGTTCGCATGGGCATTTCTGGCAGCGATACTAAAATCAGCACGCGCGAAATTGACCTGATACTTGCCGAATATTCCGAGGCGGTCCTTGCTCAAGCATTCATGGAGGTCCGCAGCGATAACGGCAACGATGTCCTAATCATTCACTTGCCTGATCGCACGTTGTGCTTTGATGGCAGCGTATCGACTGCAATGGGCGTGCCGATTTGGTATGAACTCAGCAGCGCGATTGGCGGCGGTGCATGGGACGCGCGGCATCTAGTGTGGATTAACAACAAATGGTCAGTCGGCAGAACAACAGGCAGCGACATAGGCTATTTATCGCGGTCAGTGTTTACACATTGGGGCGCAAAAATCACATGGTCGTTTGGCGTGCCTATCTTGTACAACGAAAGCCGCGGCGTGCAAGTGCATGAGCTTGAGCTAGTTGTCCTCACGGGATCGGCTGCGTTCGGATCTGATCCGGTTGTGACAACCCAGCATTCAAGCGATGGCGTTGTATGGTCGCAAGCCAAGAATTGCCGCGTCGGGACGCTGGGAGACAGATCACAGCGCGTTAGGTGGTCGCGATGCGGTACGGCTCGCAATTGGCGCGCGCAACGTTTCTTCGGCGATAGTGGCGCACCTCTCAGCATTGCACGGCTTGAGGCACGAATTGAGGCGCTTGCATGGTAGCGGTTGAAACCCCAAGCAGATCGCAGCTTGCGAGGGTAGTTGATAACGATCCTGAATTGTTAATCTTGCTTGAGCGGCTGTTCGATCAGGCTGGCACAACCACGCCTGCTGCGGTTGCTTTGATTGACACAGACCTGTCTGCAATCAATGCGGCAATTGTGATAAACACAGCAGCAATTGCAGCAATCGAAGCGGACATCGCAGGGCTAGGGGCCGGCATTGCTACGCTGGACTTTGGCTTATCGGCAAAAACGGCAACGGTTGTGGTTTCTGGTGTTAGCCAGATCACGGCGGGATCAGTTATGCTGTGCAAAATGAGAATTGAGGCCACCGACGATCACCCCGCCGAGGATCTTCTGATCGATCCTATCCGCGTTGAAGCGTTTGAAATCGTCGCGGGCGTAGGTTTTACGATATATGGCACGATGGAAAACGCGCCTGCAAATGGCAAGTATAACGTCCAGTGGGCGCTAAGTTAGGGAAAGACAATGGCAGTAGAAATCAAATCAGGCGATAGCACAGATATTGCGTCAGTTCACCCAGTCGCCAAAGCGGTGCACGTCATCAACTTCAGTAGCGACGGACACGAGGGCATCCATTCCTTTCCGGCGATTGTGGCAACTAACAACGCAACGCAGCTAAACGAGGACGTACTCCCAAGCCTTAACGCAGAGGAATACAAGTTTATCTCAATTCAGCTTGTAGGAACTTGGGTGGCTACCGTTACCTTTGAGGGTTCAAACGACAACACCACGTTTTACTCCATTGCGACAACAGACCCAAGCGCAAACGGAACGGGCCAAACCACGGCAACGATCAACCGCGTTGTCAAGGTTCCCGTTCTTACAAAGTACATTCGAGCGCGGGTTTCCGCTTACACGTCCGGCACAATCTCTGCTGTCGCTTACGGTCATCGGGATGAAAACTCATCTGGCTTGATTAGTACGCTAGGAACGGTCACGCTTGCGGCGGAAACAACCAAGAAGATCGGCAATGTTGGTTTGCTAGCAGACGGAACGCCAAGCTATCAAAAATTCATATCAGGCGCGGGGTTGAATGCTACAGCGGTCAAAGGATCGCCTGCCAAACTGACAATTCTTAACATTGTCAACGGCGCTGCAACATTGCGGTACTTCAAGATTTACAACAAAGCGTCTGCACCCACGGTTGGCACTGACGTTCCACTTATCACAATCACGCTGCCAACGGGGTCAAGCTCATTCACGCTACCTGCATTCATTGGCATTGATTTTTCCGTGGGCCTTTCGTTCGCCTGCACGTTAGGCGTTGCTGATGCCGACACAACCCCGTTTACCGTTGTGGGTGAAGTCACTGCAATGCTGGCTTATATCTAGCTAACTCCACATCAATGCATCGGTGATCTTGCCCGCTCTGCATTGATGTGGTACTATGATACCGTCGAGACTATCAGCATCCGACGGCAACCAGTGGAGTTGATAGATTGACGCAAGACGAAATCCTTAGAGACAATTTTACCCGGGCGCTCAGTCTCCCACCTGATGCGGTGATTTGGCTCTTGGATATGTGGAACCTGATCCAAGTTTTGGACGATGTTGCGGACGGTGACGAAATCGACCGCCCAAACCTAGACGCTGCAATATTCGCATCGCTGGTCGGCATGCCGTCAAACCCGTTTTTTCAGAAATACCAAGCGCACCTTTTGCCCGCATTGACGCAAATGGTTCTCAAGTGGATGGCGTCAGACATTGCCGAGCGCGAGGGCTGCGCCGACGAACGGTCATATATGTGGCGCGCTGGTTTCTATGATGTAGTTTTGATGGTCGCCACGCTTGTTCACGGCCCATCTTCCGAAATCGCGTTGATCGCTCTGCGCAGGTAGGGTGAGACGGCGGCGGAATATATGAAGGAATTTCACAATGCCTAGTATTGAAGTTGCGCTTGGCGGTATTTCCGCACTTGGCAGCATTGGCGGCTCAAGATCCAGTTCCAGAGCGGCAAGCGGCGCGTCAGCAACGCAGGCCGCATCCGCTCAGGCCGGTATTGACGAACAGCGCCGACAGTTTGAATCCATCCAGCAAAACCTTTCGCCATTTATTAACGCGGGCAACTCAGCACTTGCTGGGCAACTCGCGCTTCTGGGCATGGGCGGCGGAGCGCAGAGCAGAGAGCCATCTTGGGTTGCCGAAGCGGCCAACGGACCCTCTGGGGCTAGGAGGACGCTTGCTCGAGGGATGCAGGGCCTAAGATCAGCTTCTGAAGTCGGCGCGCAAGACCGAGCATTTACCGCGCAGGAAACGGCATTCGCACAGATTGAAAACAGCCCGGGCTTTCAGGCTAGCATTCAGCAGGGCGAAAACGCAATCTTGCAAAATGCATCGGCAACGGGCGGTTTGCGCGGCGGCAATACTCAAGCGGCATTGGCTCAATTTAGGCCTGCCATGCTACAGCAAGCGATCGATGCGCAATACCAGCGCTTAGGCGGCTTGGCTGCTAGTGGGCAAAACAGCGCGGCTATGGTCGGGCAGGCGGGGCAAGCATCGGCTGGCAATATTTCAAACCTACTTAACCAACAGGGTGCGGCGGTGGCTGGTGGCCAGATAGCAGGCGCTCAAGCGTTCGGGCAGGGCCTGCAGGGCGTATCGCAGGCGGTTGGCTATGGTCTAAGCAGCCCTGCGGCACAAACCGCGCTTTTCGGGGCATCGCCACAATTCCCGGCAACACCTAATTTCGCGGGGCTTTACTAATGGAACCTATTAACTATCTGGCCAACGTTCCAAACCCAGCGGGCGCGGTATTTCAAGGCCTAGCTGCTGGCACACAACAGCAGGCCAATGAGCAGCAAATGGCGCAGGCCGCAGCGCAAGAATCACGCGCGGCTGAAATGCAGCCTTTTGCGGTTCAAGGCGCGCAACTTGGCTTGGATGCAGGGCGTCAGGGAATGGCCGTGCAAGCGGATCAAAACGCACGCGCAAACGAATTGCAGCCATTGCAAGTTCAGGCGCAACAGCAGCAGATCGCACAACGGCAGCAAGAGCAACAGCGGGCAATGGGCTTTCAATCGGCCATGGCCGACCTTGCCGCGCTTGGTTCTGATATGACCATCGCGGACATGCAGGCCATTGTCATTCAACACCCTGAATATGGCGAAGCGGTCGTTGGCAGCTTTCAGGCCCTTGGCGAAGCGCAGCAGGATTCCGTCAAAGGCGTGATGGCCCAAGCGGCTTTTGCGTTCAAGAATGGCAACACTGCCACGGCTAACGATTTGATTGATGAATACGTGGACGCAGCCGAGGCCAGCGGCAACGGACAAGCAGCGGCGACGGCGCGGGGCATCCAGCAAACGGCAGACATGGACCCCAACGCGGCAACGGCGGCGCTCGGCTTGGCATTGCAGGCGATTGACCCCGATATTGCAAAGCTTATCTTTGATACGGGATCAGAAGAACCTTCCGAGGTTCGCGCCCTTCGTATCCGCGCGGATGAAGCCGGATTGGTTCGAGGAACGCCTCAATACAGCCAATTTATGCTTAACGCGGGTTCTGAGCCTGCAACGTTTAGGGCGCTTGATCTGCAGGCTAAGGCGGCGGGCTTGGCTCCTGACACGCCGGAATACGCTAACTTCATGGCAACACGTGGGGCAGGCGCACAATCGTTCGCACGGGTTGAAGGTGAAAACCTTGCAGACCTAGAAACCGGCAGAGCCGCCGCGCGTGAGGTAGCGTTAGGATCGGGTGAAGGTTCTGCGCAAGCATCCTCAAGCGCGGCGGCATCGTCTGAGCTGCGCGAAATGGAGCGCACGATGCCCGGGCTTATAACTGTTGTTGACCAGCTTTATGATTTATCTAATACGGCCACATATACACAGGCTGGCGTGTTACGCGACAGAGCGCGCGCTCAGTTGGGGCTTGCTGCAAGCGAAGGCGCAGTTGCTCGCGCTGAGTATATTGCTATCGTTGACAACCAAGTTTTGCCATTGCTGCGTCAGACATTTGGCGCGGCGTTTACGGCCAAAGAAGGCGAGACGTTGCGGGCGACGCTCGGAGACGCCAATAAGACGCCAGAGGAAAAAAGGGCCGTCTTGCGTGCATTCATTGCACAGAAAGAGCGGGACCTTGCGTCACGTCGCGACCCTGCAGCCACACCAGCCCCCACGCAGGCACCAGCGCCACCAACACCTGGCGGCGGCATTCTCTTTCTTCGTGGGGGGCAGTAAATGGCCGATATTGCAGACAGACGT